AAAAAAAGTTTCTTTTGGCTCCCTGCAAAGTTATTTTTGGCGAATTTTCATTTTAAGCCACTTTGTTTGACGGGGTGGGTACTTTATCCATTCAAACAAAATAATCGAAATACGGGGCTAAAAACTGGCAAAAACAAAAACGGGGTTGCAACGCTTGGTTACAATCCCCGTTTCCCGGTATTATGAACAATAAAAGTTACTTTTCTATGGTTACGAACTCAACGCCCAATATTTTTGTTGCCGGGTTCTTGCTTACAACATCAATTTCCCGGTTCTTTATCTTTTTGGTTTTCCAAAGGAACCCCCAAAACCGTTTGTATTGTACCGTTTCGACAATCAACAGACTATCCCGGTTTATATGCGTCCCGGTAAATTGTCCGTCCGGCGTGGCGCATCCGTGCAACTCAAACCACGGTTCGACAATATCGACGCATCGTAATATGGTCGTAACCGTATCGCCGGGCAAATATACAACACTATCCCGGACGATTGCCCGCAATTCGTTGATTGTTTCCATTTGGGTTGTTGTAACCCGTTCCAAATCCCGGTTCTTTGCCTGCAACGTCTTTATCAACGCCAAATCGTCCGCCCGGTACTTTTTGTATTCCGCCAATGACAACTCCAAATTCCCGACTTTGATTGCGTTCAAACTGTCTTTCGTTTGGTACGTCTTGACGTCCTGCAATAGTATTTCGGTATTGCTCCGGTATCTGTCCCGTTCCTCGGTCAACCTCTTTATTTTGAC